CCAGTGTAATAATGTCGCCAGTGAGTAATTCGTGTACAGAACTCACTCCAACTTCACCAAAGAACCTTTCTACCTTGGTTGTAACTTTAGGGAAGTTAGTCGTGAAGGAATGTGCAAATCCCGAATTTGAGGCCACGTTATAGAACCAAATTGCATTACCTGTGGTGGGAATACCAGTTGTAGATAATCCAATGTAGTCTTGTTCAAAGTTAATTGCATAAACACTACTATCGTTAACTAGAACCTCAGTTCCAACACCAGATGTAGCACCAGCAGAAACTTTTGCCCATACAAGAGATGTTCCACCAATACCCATGTTGTAAGTCAACTCTTGACCTGTAAAGAACGTATGTCCCTTAATAAAGATTCTCTGTTGAGGTACAAACCTGTTTTCAATGGTTTGTGCTGCAGATGTGTTTAGTCCAGTAAGAGGAATGTCGTAATGTGTACCTGTAGAACCAACACCGACTGTTTCTTGTGGATTAAAGAAGGTGCTATTGTTCTCGAAGGTAAATCTAGTGACAGTTGAGTTACCAACAGGGAAAGAGAACTTATTTGGTTTTAAAACAATGTTATTAGTGCCAACTGCATGAGTCATTGCAGCACCAACGTAGTTTTCTCTGTTGACGAACAATCTAGAGAATCTTGTGTCGATATTAGTGACTGTCATGTTCTCTGTACCAATACCAATCGTATCGCCAGGTTCAAACCCTCTTACATCAGTAACGAAGATTGCAGTACTAACACCAGTGTTAGTTACGTTGTCTAAGAACTGAGAAAGACCAGATGTTCTTGTAATAACGCTAACTTTGCGAATACCGTTGAACTCAGTAAAGTCAGCAGTGCTAATACCACTTAGAATTACACTTTCACCACTTGCAATACCATGAGGTATGGTTGTTACCCCAGTAATCGTTTCCTTGGTCTTAACTAACTCAGTTTCACGGAAAGTAGTAACTCCAATCTGTACAGAATCAACAGCCTTACCTAAAACTGATCCAATGACAATATTTGCTCCAGTTCCATCAGTTCCGCTGTTATCGAGTTCTAATACGTCGTCAACTTTGTATCCATCACCTCTAGAGAAGATAGTTACGGAAGAAATACCAGCACTCTTTGTTTTAGTGACTTCAAACTCTTGTTTTAAGGCATCCTTAACATCATCAATCAATTCATAGTCGGAATTACCATATGAGAGATAATATGGTGCTACGTTTCTTGTAAGTTCTCTTTCAGTGATATCAATATCCTGATTGAAGAAGGTTGTGAAGTTTTCTTCGATTGGACTGTCTTTAAATGATCCACCAAGTAGATATGGGAATTTTGGTTTGGCAACTCCACTAGAATCAACATCTACGCTGTAGAAGTAAGCATATGTACCATCTGGATACTGTGGTGTTACACAATAACGCCCACCATGCACGTCAAGGTCTCCAGAGTTGTCAAAGAGGTAATCATTGGTGAAATACCCAAAGGCGAAGCCAGGAGGTCTCAGACCCGATCTTAGAGTGGTGTCAAGAATATATCCAGACTGCAATCGTCTAACGGCTCCTCCAGTCGGGGTTTGATATCCATAAGGACCATAAATTGGATTACCGTCGTAAGCAAAACCGAGTATAGGTGAGTGAAAAGCATTGGGAGTCTCCAGATTACCAGAATCAATATTGTCTCCTAGTTGGAATCTAAGTTTTTGTGGTGGATAGATACCTATTGTCTGTAATTGGAAGGCAGGGTTTGTACTTGGTTTAGTAAGTAGCGAATCTTCATCACTAATGATGGCATCGTTCTTCTGAACTTGGTTAATCTTCCATTCGCGAACATTTGCAATGAATTTTGCAGATTTACCTCTATTCCGAAGATCCAGAGTTGTTGTTGCTGAATCATAACCAATACCACCGTCAAGAACTCTTACACCAGTAATCTTATCACCAGTGATGACTGGTCTGATGTCTGCAAAGTCACCAGTAGGACTGAAGATGTTAATATCGGAGTCTTCGCGGTATCCTTTACCAGAAGCAAGGATCTGAACGTCAACGATTGAACCATCAATGATAATTGGTTTGAGTAGAGCGTTGAATACAACAGTAGAGATACCAACATCGGGTCTTCTGTGGAAATCCATGATGTTAGTGCAACCGTAACCAATACCACCCTCTTCTAGATAAACACTTTCGATTTCACCAAGAACTAAAGGTGAAAACTCAGGTTGAATAACAGTTGTACTACCAATAGCAGATAAACTTTCAACATTAACAATAATCGGAGGATATCTGAAGGTATGTCTACCAGAACCGAATCCACGAATAACAGTTGACTTGTTTTTGTTGTAATTACTAAGATTTCTTTGTGTAGCAACTCCAACATCACATAATCTGAATCTATTGTTGTCAATTACTTTAACTGCATACTGTGTAGTTGTAGAAAGACCACTTGCAATGGTTCCCTCTGTAGAATACTCAATAATCTCACCATTGTTGAAGTTATGATTAAATGCAAGAACGTAATCGTCTGATGTGCTGATACCTGACTGCACATCACCGTTAGTTGGTCTACCTCGAATGATGACTTTCTTGTTTGAGTAACCAGACCCAGAATTTTTGACGTAGATCCTAGTAATTGTGTTTTTCGCTTGCACAGTTGTAAGACTATGGAAACCAAAACTGATATTTCCGATATTTACCGTATTGATTCCTGCTTTTGCATCTTCGGGTGTTTTATGTAACTTGACTGTCTTCTCATTGATGACACCAGCGTAATATGTTGATCCATCAACAATATTGACGATAGGAGTGTTACCTCTAGAGTCATATACAATACCTTCTCCCGATTCAAAGTTATGTCTTACTTGGAAAGTGATGCTTTCGTCAAATGTATTAACAGATGTACCGTCAGCCTTAAAGTTAGCTACAATACGACCTCTTACTAAGTTAGACTCAAGGACGGCACCAGTTCCGTTACCGCCACTAACAGTAATCTTGGGTTTTTCCTGATATCCGATGCCAGGAGTAACCAATTTAACTTCTCTGAAAGATCCAGACACATTAGCATGAGCAAAAGCACCAGTTCCCTGTTGATCGTTGATGATGAGTGGAGGTCCTGTGATAACATCATAATCTTTGCCTGAATTAGTAACTTTAATCTCTGTAATGTCGCCATGGAAGATCTGTTCGTCAAAAACAGTTGGTGGGAATAGTTCAACACCGTTCGCCATCAATCCAACAGGTCTGTTGTTGATTTGTCTTTGGTTCTTATCGTCGAATAAAGTCTGTTGTTTGTAATTAGGATACTTTCTAAGAATTTTTTGATTTTTAAGAGTTTTGTTCTCCCATCCTGACTTGTAGATAAACTGGCCAGAAGTATCAGTCTTGACAGCGATATATTTTTTAGCAAATACATCAGAACCACTATATGACAAGTAGAAGTCAGTTTGGTTGATAGCAGTTACGAAGTAGATACCAGTGCTGACACCACTATTGGATGTATTGTTCCAATAAATCTTATCACCAGTTACATAGTTGTGATTTAGGAGTTGATTAGTGTTTGCTCCTACGGTGAATGAGGGGTCGTAAGATTGTAGGGTATAAGTAAACCCACCACCGAGTAAAGGTGTCCCAAAACCGTCTACAATCTCCACTGGGGAACTTTTTATAAAGACCTTGTTGTCAGTTGCAAAGATTGGATAGTTGGGTAGACCAGAAGAAGTGATATAGAAGAATTCGTCATTCTTGTCTAAGTAACTATTCTGAATACCAACAGGAAAGTCGTCTACGCCTGGGAAATAGTCTGAGTTGTGAGATGCTTTAGTAACTGTTTTTGTAATTACAGTTGGATTAGCTGGAATTGTTGTGGCAGTCTGAACAACAATAGTATTTGCGTAAATCTTGGAAGTATTGGTTGCATCGTACTCAATATCTTTAACTGTAATACGAGCAGAGTCTCCGTTTTGATTTTTGATGACTAAAACTTCATCAACATAGAAAACAACAGAATCGAAGATGTTAATTCTGTAAGTATTGACGTTTACCTGACTGACTTTAGAAATATTATGACTGGAAGGTATATTATAGATCCAGTTATTGAATTGTGGCTTCTGTCCTAAATCTGTACCAAATGAAAGCAATTTAAGACTGTCACCAATTTGCATATTAGTGGATTGACTTGCATCTGCGTCATCAATGACGTTTACAAGTCTAAATTGCATTATAGATGTTTGACCAAAACCAGCATAAGCATATGCAAGTTTATTTTCAAGAATATCTGCACCGAATATCAAGTCAGTAGAGATTCCAGAAACGCCTAGGAACTGATTAATAGTTTTATCGTTATAACTGACGTTTAGGAAGTTAGCACCCTTTGTAGGTCTTACAAGAAGGGTTCCAGACTGTCCAAACCCAACTGTAGAGTCAACTACAATCGTACTTGATTCAGCACCGATGATCTCAAGTGTTTTTGTCTTACCAGGCACTTGGAAGTTGCCATCAAATGATGTAGCATCCAATGATAACTCAAAAAAGTCAACTTGATTAATTGGTCTGTACTCTACATTGTAGATTGAAGCACTTACAGTACCAATTCCAGAAATATTTTGGAATAAGAAGTTACCAATAGATTCTAATGGTTGTCCACCAAAGAGGTTTTCAACTAAAACGTGTTTGGTTTTGAAATATACGTTTGCAGACGGAGTTATAGTACTATCAATCGGCTTGAGAAGTTCAATGTCCTCACCGTATAGAAGTTTAAAGAGAATCTGGTAGGAAGCGTCAGTTCCCTTCGACATGTAGAAGTCTTTTGCCCTAGTAAGGATGTTAGTAACAGATGTACCAGAGATAAAGTTCCTGTTTTCAAATCCAGGCAAAAATTCAGTCTTGAATTTTGAAAAGAATGTCTGTAAGAATAGATTACTTAAATTTAAGACTACAGATCCAGCTGGATGTGCAGCTGCAACTGTTTCGTTGAACTGTAGAAACTCGGCATCGTCATCTTTTGATATTTGATCGATACCACTGAATCCTCTAGCACAATCAACGAATGATGTGGCAGTTTTGGACTTGTAAGTTATAATTTCGTTTTCAATCTTCAACAAACCATAAGTGTCTGGCCAACCAACTGTTGAAGCAACTTCAATTACGTTATCACCAGCAAAACAAGATATAGAAAGAGATGTAGCTGGTACTAAAGTCTCATTATTGAAGGCACTAATCTGTCTGTACTCAGCAAGGTTGTTTGCCAAGTCAACTATACCTGATTGATGTTCCTGAGATTGATAATACTGATCTAGGAAGGCCTGGAACATTGCAGACTCTTCGTTAATAAACTCAGGAATCTGAGACTCAACTAAATGAGATATCTTTACTCTTTTAATATCTGTCATTTATCTTGTGTAGATTGATTCGCTAGCGTAACTAGATGTTGTGACGTAGGCAGTAGCAGATGTATTCTCACCAGAGGATACAACGTCAGGAAGTGCATTAACAGAACTATTGGTAACGTCTAATTGTAGATAAAGATCTTTAAGAGCGATAACATCATTAGATTGAGGAATTGCCTCAACTTGTATCTGACCATTCGCTAAAGAAGTACCTGTTATATTTACCACATCAAGATTAATCTCTCCGTGAACGTAATCTATAGTACCAGCATCATTTTTAACAATTAAAGGTAGGTTGTTTTCAAGTTTAAAGAAAATGATCTTACCTACATCAGTTCCAGCGGTAGGAATATCGCCCATGTAAACGGTTCCAGAGATATTACTTACGTTAAATCCTGTAGAACGTATTCCGTAACCATTACGTTGTTTGAAGAACGCATTTCCGTAACAAAGTTCATAAGTTGCAAAAGTATTGATCTCAGGAGCAATGTCCCTTCTCATTTTTACCTTTGTAATGTTAGAGGTAACACCTCTTGCGGAGTCATCAATCAATCCAACAATTTTGGAGTACTTAAATCTTCCCCCGAAAGCATTAATGTCAGATGATTGTGAATATGAGGTCAAAGCCTTAGTGACAGAGGTTACCAATTCAGCAGAATCTGAAATTGCGTTACTATTAAAGTAAACAGAAGTATCAACTTCAACATAAAGATATTTGAGGTCGATAATTTCTGGTTTGATACCAGCAATCGAATATTGTTTGAGTTGTCTGGAAATATCGTCCTTTGTAATCTGTGAAAGGAAAGAACCGTTCTTCGGTTTGATGGAAATGAACACTTTTCCATACTCAGGTGGATCAAGTTCCTCTCCACCGTAGGAGGTCACAGATTCAACGTTAGGATACACGAATGGAATTATACCTGTGTAGTCATTTGCCGTTACTGCACGGTATTGTGAGGAGTATATACGAGGTGCTAGGTATTTGATAGAACTAATGTCTTCAATATTGTCTCCATCAGATGCTGCCTGTGAAGTTCTGACAACTGAGATGCCTGATGTGACTGATTGACCCTGATCATCCTCCAAAACTCCGACAAATGAGAATTTTCTAGCCTCATTTCCGAGTCTTCCATTTGACACAATGTAATTTACGGTAACTGTAGCTCCAGCTGGAGGTCTTTTTCCTAAAATACCGTCTCCAAAAAGAATTTCATACTGTTCATCTTCAATTTCTTGAATTAAGAAGAGTTTTGACGTAGCATCAACTCTTAAAATGTTATCATACAGTGTATAAATCTCTTTTGTCGTAGATTCAACAACAACACGAATAGAAGTTGAGTCAATTTGTGCGTTTGGAAGAATAAAACGTTGATTTGGTTGAGAATAATCAATCTTAAAAGTTTTTTGAAGGTAAATTCCTTCGTAAATGTTTAAATTATTGAATCTAGCGACATTAGTTTCGTCTGTTGTTGCAACAAAGTCGTCTGGAATTGAAAAAATGTAAGATCCGCCCTGTTGAGCACCTAAAGCAACCTGTCCCGCCTTCAAAGTTACGATTCTAGTTTCATTATCACCCATGTTTACTGAGAAATTAATGACTGCCTTAGCAGATCTAGTTGATCTAGGCACATATCCAATGTTTCTTGCAAGTGAAACAACGTTTTCTCTTAAAGTTGCACTGTCAAGGAAGCACTCATTGACTGCCATGTTGGTATTGTAGGCAGTAATGTAACTATTGTACGCTAAAAGATCAATTAGAATCGAAAAGTTAGATCCCTCAAAGTCAAAATCTGAAAAATCACTGTTCGCTCGAAGATAATCTTTGATTTGAGCTCGAAGATCAGCGAAGTCTAGGTTTGTGAATTGATTGAAGGACATTATATTCTAGTTGATTGAAGGATAAAGTCTACATTTTGTCTTGGAAGGGTTAATCCAACGATGTCATATGCTATAGTTACATTCAAATCATTAGTATCGTAAGGAAAAGATATTTTAATACTCACTTCTGCGATTCTAGGTTCAAAGTTTTCCAGTAAAAGGTATATGTCATCCTCTAAACTGTAGGCCATGGCCTCATCAGGTATCTCAAATAGAGAATTTGTGATGTCACTTCCTAAACGTGGAGCAAAAAACCTTTCTCCAAGCTGCGTTCTTACCAGATTTTCAACAGATCGCTTGATTGCATCCTCGTTTCCCAAGGCTCCAATGTCATCTGTGACAGGATGCTTTGCAAAACTAAGACTAATATCCCGAAAATACCTTTTCTGGACTAACGATCTATCGATTTTTGACATTATTCACTCAGAGTTTGTTTTCTTTTCTTATCATTAGCGTCATCGCCAACAACTTCACGCAACATATCCTCTGATTCTTCTGGTTTTTCGATAAAACCATCATTCGGAATTGTGAATTGTGTGTTTTTTAACTTCATCTTGGACAAAATTATTATCATTATGTATTTAGACACAAAAAAAGACCCTTTTTAAGGGTCTTTGAAAGAATTATAAGTTAATATCAACCAGCAGATAGTGGAGACTGTGAAGAATTGGTGTTTGCGGCAGCCTTTTTGCGAGCTTGAGCACTCACATCATACTGACCTTTGACACTGCCGTCCTTAAAACCAGCGCTTTCAACATTCCTTGGTGACTTTGTAGGATCTGAATCCATAACTACTTTCCTTTTTTCTTTTATTTATCAATTTGAGCCCGTAATCGGTCTGGAGAAATACCTTCTGAGAGGTAAAACTCCAGTCTGGATTGTGCTTCGTCCTTAGTAAGACCTGTATCTTGCTTCGGATTGTTTACACACCACCCAGAAGTGCCCAATTCAACTACCTTGTACTTGGTTTCCATTAGATAATCCTTGTTTTCTCGTGTCCAACGCGAATCTTAGGATCAATCCAGATCTCCATACCAGCTTCTTTTGCATCTAAGCAGAAAGAAACGTCCTCTCCACACATATCTTGGACTTCTCCTGAGTCAAAGACTTGCATTTTAGGTGCAAACCAAGGATACTTCATCTCTTTGTGTTCAAATACACCGTTCTCTACGAGTAACCAACCAAATCCAGTGTAGTCAACTGTGAAAGGCTTGCGTCTACGAGAGATAGATTCGATGGTTTCGTGATTCATAACCCCACCATTCTTGGCAAAGTCCTCTTCTTCTAACCAATGTGCCACTGAAGTGGTCTTTCCATCCTCTGTGCAATACCAACCACCTGCAATCTGTTTCTGCATCCAAACAAGACGGTAGAACTTCTCTGTATCAAAGACGATATCAGAGTCAATCCAGAGTTGCCAGTCGTACTTGAGTTTACCATCCCAAGGAACTTGATCAGGTCCACGCAATACGTTCGCACCTAGGCACTTGCAACGTGCAAAGTTAACCATAGATGAGTAGTCTTGACTGATCTGAATAGAAGAACCATTCTGAACTAGATCAAAACAAAGTTGAACGAAATTCTTGAGGAAGATATATGACACGCCTCTGCCTGGTAGACAGAATACGATCGCTTTTCCTTTTGCTAATGCTTTCGCTTCCTCAAGATTAAAATCATCCTCAACCTTTTTAGTCTTGGGAGCGTTTGCTTTTACTGTAAATCCTTTTGCCATAACTTATTGTCAGTACATAGTAAGTATACCACGGTCAAATCAATTTGTCCATAGTGTTATATTATATAGTCACCAAATTAAAGAAACTCCTGACTGTTACAGGGACCTAAAGGCATTTGCTGATCATAGGCTCCTCCGTAAACCATACTGTTGATTGCGATATCACCAGCAACGGATATTCTCTTTTCATCTGTTAACCAATGGGGGTAAACCGCATGATAGCAGTCACTTGGGAAGAGTAATAGATGTCCCTCATTGTATTGTTTTTCCAATTTCCAGTTGACCTTACGAGTCCTACCTACAATATCAGTATAGGTAAGTATAAAGTCCCCCGCTTCTGGGTGCATAGTATGTGGAACATGTTGTTCCTCTTGTGAATGGTGAGGTATCTTCAACCATGCTACAAAAGAAAACACTGCATCATGATTATGCAATGCTTGGTATTCTCCCTTTCCTGTTCTGTTCACCCAGAACTTCTGAAAGGTAAGTTCATGTATATGAGTTGTTTTGAGTTTCTCAGGAAACCCCCACTCTTCAATATACTCTTTTACTGCTTCGTTTAAAACTTCTTTCTGAAAGCGATTACCATCATCTATAAGCATCCACTGTTGATGTGATTGCTTTGGTTCATACTTCTCGATGAGTGCGTAGAGAAAATCAGTATGACTCTTATCTAAAGTAACATCCAGAAACCCATAGTTGGGCGGATTAATCTTTTTGATCTTCATTCTTAATCACTCGTATCTCTTCATGACGAAGAGCATCATCAGGGTAGTGTTTAAAATATTCGGTTAAGTAATCCAGTTTATGTTTAATATCACCTTCGGAAATGTTCCGCATAATCTGGGCTTCACCAATGTACACATTATAAGTATTCATCTTCCCATTCTGCAAGCATATCTTCTAAGTCTTTGCGAATGTCGGGATGATACAATAAATGTGTGTCGTTCTCCAATCGGAACTGAACGGATTCGTAGATGTACTCTAATGCTTTAGTATCCAATTCAACATTCATGTTTAAGGTTTGTTTCATTTAACCTATCTATACATTATAATTTTTCACGATACCTTCTACGACCAGTGACTACCTTCTCCATTTGTTGTTCACTATAGCGTGTCGTATAATATCCCTTACTATCTAAGAGTTTGGCAGAGTCGTCCAACGCGGTAATTTTTTGAACCATAACGATTGTAAATAACTGATCTACCTTCGTAAGTAACCATAAATCCAAACCCTTACAGTTTAAGAAAGTATTCAGAGCATCAACGCCGCCGCCCATACTATCTGGAGTAATATGATTCGCGTTACTATGTGCAGCAACAATCACTACATCATGACTGCCATCAAACTTATCACACTCCTCTGACACAACTTCCCAGAAGTCATATGCAGAGAAATAGTCATATACCTTTCTAAACTTGAGACGATTCTCATCTCTCGCTTTCTTTGCAAAGGGACAACGAGGTCCCTTATAGTCAGGACTAATCGGATCTTGCTCCTGTAGATGAGCAATCCAATCATTCGTAAAGTCCTCCAAATCATCAAGCGGGTGCATTAATACGAAGACTCCTCTGTACTCATATCTCCAGTAATGACAGCATACGACAAACTATCTGTATGATACGACTTATAGATTCTGCCCCAGATGACATCAAACTCTTCCTGATCTAGATTCTTAAACAGGCACTTGTTATCATAATAGATGTGATAAGTCTTTAACCCTTCACTCTCACTGGTACTTGGATTGTCCATGATCCTCCTTGTAACTCTACCATTTTAAAACACTTCTTATTGCGCTCGATCTCTAGTAACCAAGCTTCATTCGCAGTGTCTCCATATTTTACTCTAGGCTTACCCTTATAGTCAAGTATTGCTCCATCTACCATATAGTAGAGAGTATCCCATGTAAGAGTATCCGCTAGTTCACGAGCAATGATAACTTTCTCATCATCAGTTAACTCTTCTTTTACTACATCTGCTCGTGTCTCAACCAATTCATTCAGATTGATTCTGATGTAGGATTCATTATATATTGCCATAATTAATCAAAGTCAATGCCAGATTCATCAGGGAGATTATGTAGTCTAGTCTCAACCCAATGCTCCTTGTTATCAATCTTAGCAGCCTCAACATACCTCATGATATGTACATCCACTTGCTTATAGATGTTATGTAAGTCAATGTCCATCCGAATGTCATGTGCAATCTCTGCTACCTGCTTCTCTGTCAGACAATGATCTGGATGAAGAAGGTCACAACAGGGGATACGCTTCTCAATTAACTGATTAATGTTAATACGAATTTCGTAATCGTTGTATACGGCCATAGTATATGTGTTGTACTCCTATAGTATAACATGACCTCTGCCAGTAGTCAACCTATGGGGGCATTTTTATATACTGGAATTTTTTTAAATACGAATAATATATAGCTCTCGATTTTGGCTCGTTGTAGGTTAGGGACTTATCGGTTTTTATAACCCGCTATAATAATAAACAAAACCCTGGCTAAACCGTGCTAAGCAAGGGGTCTCCCCCTTACATTGCTTTGGCACACTTGCTGCCAGTGTTCACCGCTGCTGCGTGAGTTGCCATGCCAGCGTGCATGAAACTGCCTTTAGGAGCAGCGTTATTCCATGAGCGGCGTGCCATGGTAGCGCCTTTGCTGCTTCTCTTAAGCACTGTATAGGTGACTACTCTGCCAGTGCTGGTCTTTAAGCGTGTCTGCTGTTTGATGTTGTTTGCCATGTGTGTTCGTTAGTTGGTCCTATTGTACATTAAAAAAGGGAGCATATCTGCCCCCTGTGTGCCAGTGTGTGTACTGTCTATTAAGCGATTGCCAACTGAACGCCATCAACGAAATCAGATGTAGCGCCATTACTTGTAACGAACCAGGACCAATTCTTTTGAAACACGCCATTCTTTGTGCCGTCTGTGAACTCATTAATGAGAGCGTTTAGGCGTGATTTAGTTGTATTAGACTGCCAACCGCCATCGAATAGGACCAAAGCGTTGTTAGTCACTGTAGCAATGTGGTTACCGTGTAGTTTAACTACTGCTTCCATTTGATTTGTATCAGTGTTAAAAGCATTCTCTACAGTAGTATTTGAAGAGCGAAAGTCAGATCTGTTTCTGATAGCGGTGTTCATGTCTGATTCGATTTTACGCATGTCTGTTTGTTTGTTTGTTATGTACTTATTATAATAGCATGGCGGGTCGCTGTCAGCCAGCCCTGTGCCAGTTCTTCTAGTGGCACACTGAGCGCTTCTGCTTGGTTGACATTCTCTGGCAATGCCCTATAATGGACCTATAAGAGATTCGGGGTAGGATCTATAAACTATTCGACACTCAGGGTGCTCCGCATTAATTGTTACAGCGTGTTACGGAATACCTATGGCACACTTGACGGGCCTTGTCTACCCTTATGTTGAGCAATGTGTCTTATGTGTGGTTATGAGGATTCGGGGCATTCTCGGTTGACTTATGAGCGTTTCCGTGTTATAATGCCCGCTTAGATGTCTATAAAATTCACCCTTATTTCGCTTTACTTAGTGATCTTAATACAAAACAGAAGTATATTTAATTAACCTTTTTTAATGATTCTCAAATAATACTTAAAAGAGACAATTAGACCCCACTAAGTGAAGCAAACTGTATCCTTATAGTTCATCATTTAGTTCATATATCTTTCTCTGAGTTTGCTTCAGTAACCTATAGATATTCCCCTTCCTATTTGCTTCACTTAATGAGTCATACTTACTAAGTGATTCTAATACTAACATCTTGATAAGTGCCATTTCCTCATTATCAAATAGAGGGGCACTTAGCATCAGGTTTGCTTCATCAAGGGTCATACGATTCAATCTCCATTTCTATAGCATAGTCTGGGTAAGTTGTCTCTTCTATGTCATCATTACTATCTGTTAATCTCTTTATGAATGCTTCACTATTCTCCTTACTTATTTCCTTATGTGTTACTTTCTCCATCAGACTGCCTCCCTAGTGTTATACTCACTAAT